AAGATTTATTTGTATGCAAAACGAATGCGTATGAGAATATTTTTTAGACTGCTCATTCAGCATAGACATTTGTTTGATAATATTTTCTTTTATCGTATTTAATATAAGATCAACGATTTTTTGTGATTTTTCCACTTGATTCAAATATTTGTTAATTATGTTAATCATTTATCATTTAAGTGGCAAATGTTAAATTTTCGATCTTAAAGAATGTGTATAAGCCAAAAAACACATTTGTAATACTATATTATTTTATTTTTCTCCTCTAAAACAATATTCGTTCTTAGGTACTTTATAATTGAATATTTGACAATATGTAAAATCATTCTTTTTTATGTAATCATTGTATATCTCAATTCCACCTCATACGGTGTCTTTTAGAATAACAATCCTTAAGAAAATCTTTGAAGTATTCATAATCCTTACCATCTGAATAAGCACCATAAGTAAAAATATAGCCTGTAAAATCTATATCTTTAATCAGATTATAGATTTTTTTACATGTTTTGTATGAGATACTTCCATCGCAATCAGACATAAATAAAAAATCGAGGATATCATTATCCTCGTCAGGAAATTGTTTTTTAACAATTAGATCATTGATTGCTTA